GTTTCTGTACCATAGGTACTGAATTCTAGGATAGACATTTTAACCAGCTCTTCCAGAAGAAATTTCTTCCGGTCGAATTTCTTGATTTTTGTCAGACCCATGATAATGTCATGGACAACGTCTTTGTCAAGACGCTGCTTAAGATGTGCAATAAGGACAGGCAACATAAATATATTTTGCTCAACCTCTCTGCATAGACGACTTGATATCCTTGAGACATTATGTCCTCGGGAGATGTTCATAGATACAAATTCAGCTACAAGGTTTTCCTCAGTAGCATATTTTGATTTCTGAGCATTAATTGAAACACCTAACTTCTCATAGAATTCTGTGAGTTTGTTTTGTGGATCATATATCCATAAGTCATCACCTATCTTGTTATACATCGCCTGCCTTTGGCTAGTTGATGAATACCAATCTTTATACTCTTTTTCATAGTATATGCTTTGAGCATATTCTAACAAGAAAAGGTCGGTTAATGTTGCCAATGCGAACGAGGCATGGATTCCCATACCTTGTCCAACAGCATAACGAGTTTCCTTGCCGGTGTCTTTCACCGACCACGGACACTTCACCACGAGGTTATACCACTCATCAGATATCTCTTTTGAGTATAAAACTTCCAAAACATCCTTCTGCAGTTTAGCTGGCAGCCTGTCAGTCCAATTGGACGCGTCAAGCGAGGCTATACCTGCCCTCAGAGACAGTTGTAATTTTTGAAAACCACCTACGTGGTCAAAGATGTTACAGGTGTCAGAAAACTTAAGTTTAATTATTCTTAAGAGATCCTTCTCCAGAGGTTTAAGGAGAGTTTGCGTGTAAATATCACCGATTGCTATGCATCGGCTTTTATTTCCCGCATCAGGAATGCTAGTAAGCTTCCGAAGGGTAAGATTTTTGATCTTCCTATCTTTGGCTAGTTTTCTAACATCTTCCACTTTGGATCCGATTTTCCAGACCATTTTGGCCAGATCTTCGTTACCTACCAACAAACAAAGTTTGTTGAAGTGTTTCCAGAGAGAGCTATCTAAAAGAAGCTTAGCTTCAATGTCGATATTGTTCCATCTAGAACTCCCGAGTGGGCCTGTCGTATTATTCCTTATGGACGGTTTTGAGTACCAACATTTTGATACCTTAACATCCCATTTTGGACTTTCAATTTTGGACCTTAGGAATTCCTTAAAGTCCTTCCGAATCCAGCTTATATCTAAGCCTGGTTCTTCTATTGAACTTAAATCAATATCAGAGAAATCTTCTACCATTCTTGGAATGGCAAAGATAGTTCTTATGATTTGATCAAAATAATGCGAACTCTTGTTGTTTTCTGAAACTTGATGGTATAAGGGACGAAGGTGGTCAAATATGTTTGGCCATCGATCGATCTTTCCAGTCGAGATCAGTTGGTTGTTTATGGGTACATTAGTGCCTTCTAGACAAGTTATACTGTAGTTGGTTAACGACTTGTATCTCTTAGTACCGAATGCGATACCAAGGGATAAGATGAGTTCATTATGCACAGCTATATGTTCTCTTATAACCTCTTCCAAAAAGTCCTGTTTAAACAGCTTCTTTGTTGAAGAACCTTGCACTAGGTGGTCTTTATTAAGACATGCCTTGTGTAACAGAGTCTTAAGGATATGAATCAATAGTGGGAAATTTCCCTTTATTAAACCTAGATCACTTTTTGTTTGGAGTTCGGCCCTTCTTTTAAGAAGTTTGGCTTTTCTCTTAGACATATTTGATCCAAGATGATTCACTACAGTCTTTTTAACAATATAGGACATTATAATGTTTTATATTAAATTGATTGACAGTGTAATAAGCATACCCCCCTACTCCTTAGGATAGGGTTTGTCTACTTATTCCATGCGAGTCTAATGACAAGCTGAGAGTCTATCTAAAGATAATCAGTCTCTAGCG